GCCTTAAAGAGTGAAATGGGTATGTTGGCAGATCGCCAAAGCGAATTGAAAAGCCGTATGACTCAAGAGATTGATGCACTTGAGCCAGATGATAAAGGCCATAGGGTCATCCAGTTTGAGGACGCTAACCTAGGCAACATTAAAGTTACTAAGCAGCGCCGAGTGTCTAAGACCCTTGATATGGACGTTGCCGATAAGATCCTCACAGATAAAGGTATTAAAAATACCTGTATCAAGATGGTTCCAACCCTTGACGAAGCAGCAATCATGGCCGCTTTCTATGAGGGCTACCTTACAGAAGAGGATATTGACACGATGTTTCCTGCTAAGGAGACGTTTGCGTTTATCGTAGAGAACAAATGACCGAAGACTTTATTGACAAAGCGTTTGCTGACCTTGATGAGTACTACCCAGGTAGTAAGAAGAAGCGCAAGGCAGTAGTAAAGAAAGAACCAGAGGTTGTTGTGTCTCCTAACTGGGACTCACGGCCTACTAAGCGAACACTTCCTAACGGAACAGATGTAGATATGTTTACCATTGGCGCACTTGCTGCAGCCCTTGGACGACCTATCATCACTATCCGTTCATGGATCAAGGAAGGTTACCTGCCTTCCGCACCCTATAGACTTCCCGCTAAGAAAGATATTAACGGGAAAGACCATCAAGGGCTTCGTCTCTACTCGCGGGCTATGATTGAAGCGGTCATTGACCTCTTTGACAAGGCTGGCATACTGGAGATAAAGCGTATAGACTGGTCTCAACATCAGCACCTCAGTAATGAGATCGCTGAAGCGTGGAGTAACATCCGGGCTGATGAAACAAAAACAAACTAACAAAGGAAAAATAATGTCCGTAAATCGCACAGAAGCATATCTGCCAACCACTGACGAGTTCAGTGCATCTGCAATCAATGACCGCCCAGCGCAGTCAACTTCAGCAGCCATCCAATCAGGTTGGGAAGCTGGAGAAAAGATCACACCTGTTTCACAGGGATACGCCAAAGACTTTAAGTTCACTGATGGCGGCTTCCAAGTAATCAAGTTCCTTGATCAAGATGGCCCATTTGCCGTCTACAAGCAGCACTTCCTTACTAACAAAGAGGGACAGAAGTCGTACATCTCTCTAGGTGCTAACGACCCACTTTGCATCAAGCTTGGCAGCAAGCCAGAAGAGAAGCGCGCCTTCTCTATCGTTAACCTATCTGCTGAAGGTGGACCACAGCGTCAGATGCTTATTGCATCACCACGTTTGTGGAAAGCACTTCACGCAGCACACTTCTCCCCACAAGGTCCACTCACCCGTAATTATTGGGCAGTGAGCCGTACAGGTAAGCAACAGACAACCGCCTATCACATCAACCCAGTAAAGGGCCGTGACTTGATGGAAGACTGGCAGATTGATGAAACGGCTGCAGAAGCCTTCATTGCATCAGTTCAGCCTTACACACGCGCTGATATCAAGACACCTACTTGGGATGAGCTAGAGGCTATTGCAGACTCTTTGCTCTAAAAACACATAGCTGTTAGAGACCGGTGCCCCCCTTCCATCGGTCTCTAACTTTATAGGGGACAACACTTGAATATTATTACGACTAAAGATCAGTTAGATGAGATGGTTGCTTACTATCTTAAGCAAGATGCGTTTGCATTTGACGTAGAAACTGTTGGTCAACATAGAGGTATACCTGCAGTTAACGAAGTGCTTTGGATTTCTTTTGCTACCCGCGGTCGCGGTGATGTTATTCCTATGGGCCACCCTAATGGTGAGTTCTTAGAATCAATCAAGCCTTTAACAGGTCAGGGTCAGAAGCGTGTAGATCAAGGATTACCCGCCAGAGACTACGACTACTCACGTGATAAGAAGAAGCACGTGAAGAAGTTTGGCCCAGCACCTAAACAACTATTCCCAGCAGAGGTCTTTGAAGCGCTTAAGCCATTGATGTTTAATGAAGATATCTTAACTATCGGTCACAACTTAATCTTTGACCTATGCTCCGTGGCTAAACACTACGATGGAGTAATCCCTGCAGGTCCTTACTTTGATACCTTGATCGGCTCCTTCTTATATGACAGCCGCAACAGTGGCAAGCTTGGCTTAGATGATTGCCTTAAGCGTGACCTAGGGTTCAGCATGGAGAAGGGCATTGGCCACAAGGTTGAAGAGTATTCTTTTGATGAAGTCGCCAAGTACTCATACCTAGATTCTAAGTACACATTTCTACTGTGGCAGGTTGTTACGCCTAAGTTGATAGATGCTGAGGTTGATAAGGTTATGGATCTTGAGATGAGTCTCTTAAAGGTTCTATGCCAGATGAAACTTACAGGCGCGGCTATTGACGTTAACTTATTAAAGGATCTACACACTAAACTTGAAACAGAGATAGAACAAGTAAAGACAAAGATTTACGGCATTGCCGGTAAGGTCTTTAACCTTAACTCCAATGCTGAAAAGCAAGAACTTCTTTACGGCCCAGTATCAGAGGGCAATCGTGGTCTTAAGCCAACAATCCTTACGGGTAAAGGTGAGAAGACCCAGCCTGATAAGCGCACTTACTCTGACTACTCAGTATCTGCAGAGGCACTTGAGGCTCACCCAGATGATGAACTTGTAAGAGCCATGCTTGAGTACGCGGAAATCAACAAGCTTCTTAGCACCTACATCATCCCTTACATTGGCGGGGAAGTAGTTAAGTCTGTCAATGGTAAAGAGAAGATTGAAGAGCGTGAGAGCATGCTCATCAATGGCAAGATCTATGGAGACTTTAAGCCTTGGGGTACAGAGACAGGTCGTTTCTCTAGCTCCAACCCTAACCTTCAGAACATTCCTGCGCCTAACGATAAGGTGCCAGAGGAGAAGAACTACGGCAAGATGATTCGAGACCTGTTCTATGCTCCAGAAGGTTACAAGTTAGTAGTGGCTGACTACTCCCAGATTGAACCGCGTATTATTGCCTCTATGTCAGGTGATCCTATTATGCTTGAAAATTATCGCATTGGCGGAGATATTTACACTACCGTTGGTAACACCATGGGAGTAGACCGCAAGGCTGGTAAGGTCTTAGTTCTAGCCATTGCCTATGGCGTAGGGCCAGATAAGATCTCGCGCCAGATCGGTTGTACTATCCAGGAGGCTAAGACCCTTCTCACAGACTTTGCCGCCAAGTTCCCTTCCGTAGACCTGTACCGCGCCAAGGTTATAGGGGTAGCCCGTAATACTGGCTATGTATCCACCATCCTAAAGCGCCGCAGATACCTGCCGGATATTAAGTCCAAGGTGCCTGCCTTTAGGTCTAGCGCCGAGCGCCAGGCCTTCAACACGCGTATCCAGGGGTCTGCCGCAGACATAATCAAACTTGCTATGATTAGGGCCTACGAGAAGATACCTGCCGAGGCAAGACTTATCTTAACCGTGCACGATGAAATCGTGACCTTGACTCCAGACTCTGTAGTAGATCAAACACGCGAAGCTATCCGCGAGGCTATGGAAGAGATTTACTTTCTAGATGTCCCACTGATCGCTGACATTAAAGTGGTTCAGAAATGGGGTGATGCTAAAGGATGAGCATCTTCAGAAGAAATAAAAAAGATGAGTTTGAGATTACTACTCAAGAGGTTCCGCTTAGTACGGTTTACCGTTGGTACCTCTATGACACCGAACTTGTAGACAACATCAATGACCTTGCTGAAATGGTAGGGCTTAGTCGCATTAGTGAAGAGGGCGAGAGTAAAGAACTAGAAGACAGCGGAGATAGAGTAAAAGCTGTCGCCCCACTCTTTCCATTCTTAGAGTCTATTGCGGATATCAGCGCCAAATCTTTGGTAGCGCTTCATCTAGCTGAGGCAATAAATTCAGATGATATGGAAGACCATGAGTTAGAAAAGCATAGTGATGAGATACTGGCTGTCTATAAAGCGGTAGCACTATCTACTTTAATGGGCGCCTTTTCAATTGGTCTTCACTTAGGTATGATTGAAACTAATACAGTAGGAGCAGATGTTCTTGACTTTGGAGGAATAGATGAGTAACTCAGATTGGTTCTCACGCAAATTAGGTAACCCAGTACCTCAGCAACCGCAGCAGGCTCCACAGTATGCTGCACCACAGCCTGCTACCTATGCACAACCACAACAGCCGCAGTATCCACCCTCACAACAGGCAACCCCTCAAGCACCTCGTTGCCCAGGGTGCGGCAGTGGTAACTATGGCAGTGTTCAGGGAGCAACACCAAGGTGCTACGATTGCGGCTATCCACTTCAACAGTCAGGTAGTGGTCTAGGTAAAGGAATTATTACCCCTGGTCAGTCTTCAGCAGGACCAGCAACACCAGCACGCCAGATACCTACAGGTACTTTTAATGGCACTAAGCCCGCAATCGGGGCAGACGGAGGGTTCTTAGGATGAGCACATTAACAGGCGATCTAGCAAAAGTATTTAGTGCAATCAACAAGAAGATGGGCGATGACACCATCGTTCTTGGTTCAGATATTACCCAAACTGGTAGCCGTCTAACAACGGGTTCAGTTGCGATAGACGTTGCTTTAGGTGGCGGATGGCCGTCTAATCAGTGGCACGAAATTATTGGAGAGGCAAGCAATGGCAAGACCGCGCTTGCTCTTAAGACTATTGCTGCTAATCAACGTCGCGATCCAGAGTTTACGACTGTATGGATTGCAGCAGAAGAGTGGGTGCCAGGTTACGCAGAGATGTGCGGCGTAGATGTTTCCCGCGTATATGTAGTGTCTACAAATATCATGGAGGAAGCGTATGAAGCGGTCATTCGGATCGTGGAAAGTAAAGCTATTGATTGCATTGTTCTTGACTCACTTCCTGCTCTGGTGCCTGGAGCAGAGGACGAGAAGGAAATGGAAGAAGCAACAGTAGGGCGCGGAGCGCTTCTTACTAACAAGTTCTTCCGTAAGGTAGGCAAGGCATCTAAGAGGTCGTTAATCCGCCCAGAGCGCCCTTTCATCGGCATCATTATCAATCAGTGGCGGTCAAAGGTTGGCGTAATGTATGGCGATCCTCGAACTACTCCGGGGGGTCTAGGCAAGGACTACGCCTTCTTTACCCGCATGGAGGTCCGCCGCGATGAATGGATTGAGGCTGGAACTGGGCAAGATAAGCGCAAAGTAGGCCAGTCAATTAAGGTCAGAGTCATTAAGAATAAGTCAGCCGCCCCAGGCCAAATCGCTATTGTAGACTTCTATTTTGCTAATGGCGGGGACATTGATGCGGGTCAGTTTGACTTTGCCAAAGAGATTGTAGCTATAGGAAAACTTAATAAGGTCATTGTCAGAGCAGGTGCCTACTATCGTTATGCCGGTAGACAATGGCAAGGCGAAGATGCTATCCTAGCGTCCATACGGGAAGAGATTGACCTTCGAGAAACCCTTGAACGCGATGTACTAGACTCTATTAAAGCAGGCTCTAAGTACGCGCATGAAGAGTGAGGGTTTAAAGAAGTCACAGAAGCATGAGGCACGACTAGCAGGAGTTCTAGACGGGAAAGTCAACGCTGGAAGCGGAGCTTTCTGGAGTCGTAAAGGTGATGTGCGAAGTACCGACATTCTATTAGAACATAAGTACACGGGCAAAGCCTCCTTTACTGTTAAAGCCGCAGTTCTGGAAAAGATTGTCAAGGAAGCAATACTTGAGAGTCGTATGCCTGTGCTAGGTGTCAGCCTCAATAATGAGAACTACGTATTGTTAACCGAAGACGACTTCCTGGAAATGCGCCAGAGCTTCCAGGAGCATAAAACTTGTACGACGAAGACTTCGGACCAGAACCTTGGCGATATAGAGCAAAATGCCGAGGGATGAATACCAACACTTGGTACCCGCCGCGCGATAAAGATCAATACAAAGACATCGCCGATGTAGCCAAGGCCGTCTGTTATGGTAAAGATGGTTTGCCTGAGTGCCCAGTGCGTAAAGAGTGTTTACTTTACGCAGAAGAGATGGAAGATACCCACGGTATATGGGGCGGCATGAGCCACCGCGAACGTAATGCTCTTAAGCGTAAAGCAACACGTTCAGGTATGACCTTAAAGGAATGGGTATTAACTAAAGATATATGATAAGTTACCCGCATGAGTCAGCTAAAGAAATTTGTAGATGTGGGTAAGAAAAACACCCGCGTTCTAGGTTCACTAGAGCGGCATCTAATGTCAAAGCCAAAGGATAGATCACGTAGAACTGACGTCCTACACCCATCAGAAATGGTTGGTTCTGACTGGTGCCACCGAGCTTCTTACTTTCAGCTGCAAGGCGAAGAGCCTATTAGTACTCGCACCAACAGCCTACGACTAGCCTCAGTATTTGCTGAAGGCCACGCTATCCATGCTAAATGGCAAAGCTGGCTGCAAGACATGGGCGTTCTATTTGGCAAATGGTACTGCTATGAATGTGAAGAGTTTTTTTGGGGCGGTGCGGACTGTCACGAAGGCCCCCTTGCTTACAGAGAAGTGCCGTTATTTTACGAGCCCTTGCGAATATACGGACACTCAGATGGTTGGTTGACAGGGCTTGGCGACCCAATGATGCTAGAGATCAAGTCTGTAGGAGTTGGTACCCTGCGCTGGGAAGCTCCCGAGCTTTTGATGGAGCATGACAATGATTTTGATAAAGCATGGAAGGCTATTAACGCGCCTTTTATGAAGCACATAATGCAGGTGCAGATCTACATGAAGTTGGCTGAACTGCTTAACTATGAGAACTACCCACAAGAAGCAGTAATCATCTATGAGAACAAAGCCAATCAAGAAGCTAAAGAGTTTGTAGTAAAGAAAAGTGACTTCGGCATCTCGCATTTGTTTGACGCAGCCGCTATGATTGTAGAAGCAATAAAGACTAACACGCCACCATCATGCAACCTAAGCACAGATGGTTGCGCTAAATGTAAGGGGTATACAAATGGTTAATATAGTTGCCACAGGTATTAGTGAAGACCTACTAAAGGTACTAGAGGCCCAAGGCTTGCCAGTTAAGCGCAGCCTAGACATTGAGATCAAGCCTTTTCCAGCAGATATTACTGGCGTAGATGACCAGCAGCTCATGGAGATGGCTCGCTCCTATATGGAGAACTACAACTTCCTACTTACACAGGTAGCCTGCGCTGAGTTGGCGGTTACTGAGGCTGAGAACTATTACAAGCAGGAAGAAGCCAAGCTTCTTATCCAGAAATCTTCAGACCCAAAGACCAAAGCCACAACCATCAAGGCTATGATTCTTATCGATCCAGATATGCAAAAACTATCTGCCGATCGCATGCACGCTGAGGCTTACCACAAGTTACTAAAGACAACCATGGACAACCTAGAGCGGTACTACCAGCTAACTAGCCGTGAACTCACCCGTCGAACATCTGTTCTAAAGGCGCGCGGTTACTAATGAAGGTCTTTAGCAAGGGCACTGTAGATGGCCCGGTCTATCTAGGCATAGACCAGTCATATAGTGGGTTTGCTATAACCGCGTTCAAGGATCAGGACAACTACTACACAGAGGTTTACAAGTCTGACAAGCGCGGCATAGACCGCCTGCGGGATATCCAAGCCCATGTTATGAACTGGCTTCATGAGTTTGATGAGATAAAGGATGTTGCCATAGAGGGCTACGCCTTTGGCTCACAGATGGCTAACATGCTTGGGGAGCTGGGCGGCATGGTCAAGTTGACCCTCCTAGAGTTTGGGATCTACCCGCTTATAGTCCCGCCTACCAACCTCAAGAAGTACACATGCGGCAAGGGCACAGGGGTATCTAAAAGCCAGATGCTCATGTATGCCTACAAGAACTGGGACGCCGAGTTTAATGACGACAACGCTGCCGACTCCTATGCCCTAGCCCACCTAGTATCAGGGTCAGGTAAACGTACATACGAAAAGGAAGTCTATGCTAAACTTCAGGATCCAAAGTTTAGGGAGCGGTAGTGACTACGATAGTAGCCGTACAATACAAAGACCGTTGCGTATTTGGAGCAGATAACCAAGTAACCGATGGTACTGGCCGCATTTATAGGCACAAAGACATGGCTAAAATCAGCCAAAAAGGGCACTATTTAATTGCTGGAAGCGGCGAGGTTCAACCTTGCGATGTAGCCCAGCATATCTGGAAGCCACCAGCCGTAACCGCCAGTGACCGCAAAGACATCTATCATTTTGTTATCACCAAGGTCATGCCTTCCCTGCGAGAAGCCCTAAAAACCAACGGGTACAACTTTGAAGAAGAACGGGACAAATCGGACACAGGACCGAGGTTTAATTTTCTTCTTGCAGTTTGCGGAGAAGTCTTTGATGTATCAGATGACCTGTCTGTATGCCGTACAGATAGCGGGCTATACGGAGTAGGTAATGGGGCAGCCTATGCCCTAGGCGCCCTTCATGCCGGCGCGTCTATTCTAGAATCCTTAAAGATTGCGGCATCATTAGACGCATATACTTCAGGACCATTTATTGAAGTAGAGCAGCGTAAAGGATAGAGATGCCATCATACGATTTTAAGTGCGACACCTGTGGCTCGGTTATAGAGATCCAGCGCTCATTTGATGAAGAGGGTTCACCTATGTGTACCTCATGCAATTCAACTATGACCAGAGTTTGGCAGGCTACGCCAGCTCACTTTAAAGGAGGAGGCTGGGGCGGACAATGAGTAAGACACAGAATAAAAGACAAGAGCGCATCCGTGAAGCCGCACACTTTGTATCAGAGCGCCGTACTATTCAATTGCAAATTTTAGAGCAGAACTATGAGATGGGCGTCAAGCTTTTCTTAGATCAAAAGGACAGCCTTTCACCAGAAGAGGTTGAGCAGATAGAAAAGATGATGACAGAACAAAGAGCGGCATTGGACAAGTTACATGAACAAGTCAATCCGCGAACTGAAGCCTGATTACACAGGCACCATGGATTACGCAGATCAAATCTGCCATGAGTGCCCCAAGTGTGAGTCAAGCATCTGGTTAATCAAAGCCTCCTTTGAAGATTACGAGATATCCCAGTACTTCATTGACATGGAGTGCGCTATCTGTGGCACATACGCCAAGGCTCCTTGTCCTCCGGATAGGCCTATGTAAGACGTTTAACCTTATTTTGTCTAATTTAACCTTCATACTTTATGCCACGGGGAACCACAATACGTAAACCCAAGGAGCATAAATTGTCAGAAGAACAGGAGCCATTGCGCGTAGGCGCAGGCAGCAACCCTCAGTCCGTAGCCTCAGCGGTTGCCCACGCTATCTATGAAAAGCGTGAGGTAAAAATCCGTGCAGTAGGCGCAGGCGCAGTCAATCAGGCCGTAAAAGCCATTGCTATCGCCCGTGGATACACAGCCCCAAGAGGTATAGATCTAGTCTGTATCCCAGGCTTTGCCAGTATTAAGAGTCACGACGGCGATATCAGCGCCATCGTATTTCAGGTTATTGCCAATTAAGCCTGTATTAAGCGCGTAAGTACCGTACATTTATAAGAACAATTCCTCGGCCAAGGAGAACCATGAAAGCTTCATCTAAGAAGAACCCAGCACCAATTGCGCCAGTAGACGCAAAGAAGACCAGCGTTGACTTCACCAACGCTTCAGATGCACCTTCAGCTAACACTAAGTTGATGCCAAAGAAGAACACAGCAGCTGGCGACCCAACCAAGATGGCTAAGCCATCACGCACACACGTAAAGGCTACATCCGGGGCCCGTTACGGTGTTCGCGTTAAGTTCCAGAAGGCAGAAGCTCACGAAGCAGGCGCTACACAGGGTAACGGCCGCCTACTACCTTCAGCTATCAAGCGTTCTTCTCAGAACTTTGACGCAGGCATGGGTGACCATAACTAATAGCTAGATAAATAGCCCCCGGGACTCTAGTCCGCGGGGGTTATTTTTTGCTATAATTAATGTAGGACGCCGAACGGGTCCTAACTAACCTATATCGTCTAAGGAGATATAA